TGCAGTTGGATTTTTTGATAATGAACTATTTAAACAATATCATGTGCTGACTTCGAAACGGATTCAGGAGAATTATCAATTAGCAGCTAAGCAGAAAAAAGATCACTCAATTGATCCAAGATATCAACTGCCAAAAGTTTCCAATGTTGATAATGCAGTTTCCAAAGATGGAAACCCAGTTTCCAGTCATGATAACCCAGTTTCCAAGTCTGAAAGTACACATAACAGATCAGACCAGAGTAAATCAGATAATAACAAAACAAATAAAACCCAACCGCGTGATCCTCGTGATCGCATTCAACAAGAGTTTACTGAACAGGTTTGGTCCATCTACCCGAAAAAGCGTGATTTTCAAAAAGCTTATGACGTTTATTATGCAGCCAAGGTTGAGGGGGTTAGCTTAGAGACCATTGTTGCTAAGATTAACGAGTATAAGGCTTATTTAAAGCTACATGGCACGGGTGAGTATTACACCAAAAGCTTAGAAAATTGGCTGGGTGGTCGAGGCTGGATGGATGAATACGATATGACACCGCCTAAGCCAAAGGGTAAGGCATCAAACGGCCGTAAAGAAGTTACGCCAAAGTGGATGCAAAACGGCGCTTCTCAGGCGGATTCTAAGCCAAACTCAAGCGATAACCAGCAGGACGATATGAGTGATGAGGATTTCCTAGCGCTCGTGAACAGTCAGGAGGAAGCTAAATGAATTGGGGTAATCAATTAGTCAAGTTAGCCGCTAATCATGCCTATGAATCATCGGCACTGCATTGGACTAAGCAGCGTATGAAGCGGCATTTAAAGGCCGGTGGTAGTGCACAAGATGAGGTGTGCGCTCATGAGTACAAGCTATTTGCACTTGAGGTTTTAATTATTGAATATCAGCGGGATGGCTTAAATTTTGATTTGGCCCAATGTTGGGGTAAGCCAGCCGAGTATTTTATTGATCTAGAGCAAGCTAGACAAGGATTGCAAACGGAGGTGAGCGCATGACTGAAACACAGGTGCTAGTAATTAACGCTGATCTACCCGATATCGATCACCCACTAGCAATCGGTCCAGAACCGGAAATGTTTAAGCTCGCGCAACATAACTACAAATCTGGCGAATGGCCGTTTCCAGTTAGACTGGTTAAGCCTGGGACTAATGTACGCAGTGATGAAGCTTACTTAGCTAGTATGTTACCAGATCCCCAAGCTGAAGAACGTGAGCAAATTAGAGATATTCGCCGTGCTCATCGTGATGGTAACCATACGATAAGGGCGTTGACCGATGAGACTGGCTATATTAGTCAGCGGGTTAGCTATCTAGTGCACAAGTACAGTTTGCCGTTGCGGAACGGCTACTGGCGTGCTGAAAAGTACGACAATCCCAACGAAATTATTACTGGACAAACAGTTGATTTGCTAGGTGATAAGATCGGCGCCCCAGCTAGATCGATAAGGCAAGCAAGCTACTCAAATGGCATTGTCTGTGGCTACTACATTAGCCGGGTGCCGAAAGTATGAGCAAAGTAGTGATTAAGGGCGAACTACCTAGCTTAAATGAGTACATCAAGGCTGAACGGGCCAACAGATACGCCGCAGCTAACCTAAAGAAGCGGTACACGGCCTTATGTAGTGTGTATGCCAGGGCTAGTCGGAATTCTGGAGTTGAATTCAGTTGGCCTTGCAAGCTTAAATTTACGTGGTACACGAAGAACAACCGAAAAGATGCGGATAATATCGCGTTTGCTAAAAAGTTTGTGCTGGACGGCTTTATGAAGGCTGGGCTTTTAGGCAACGATAATCGAAAGCACATCACAGGATTCCAGGACGAATTTGCCGTTGATAAACGAAATCCTAGAGTAGAAATAGATGAAATCACGGAGGACGAATAATCATGATTGATATGAAAATTGGACAGTATCATCTGACTAGTGACAAATACGAAGTTAAGGTTAACAGGATGTCATTAGACAGCCATGGGCATCCGGTAACTAGCTACGATGAAAAGTCTGGTATTAATCGGCTAGTAGAAGCACCCTTAGCACACTGTAAAAACGTCGAGGACGCATTGCACTGGCTTCGTGGGTATTTAATCCGGACTGGTAGTGAGCACATTAAAACAGTGGATCAGTTAGCCAGAAAGAGTCATGAAATTGAACGACAGTTTGACACGTACATTAAAGAGTGTGTACCGGAAGGATTATGAGCTATGTCCGGAAATGCTAAAACGTATCGGGATTTATTTCAAGAAATATATGAAAAATATGGTATTCAAACTACAACACAATTTCACATCAATCCAGATAAACAGATAAGTGAAGAGAAATATCAAGAAGCTTTAAAAGCTTATTCAATTTTACCAGCAATATTTGATGATACCTTTGGGAGGGACGAAGATGCCTAAACACACTAAGAAACGTTCAACGATTAAACGGAAGCACCGGCGCATGAAGCAACACGCCGAAGCAAACAAAAAGCCGCCCGTTAAGGCGACCAGTCACGGGACCACTCGAATGACCGTTGTAAGTATAACATAAAAAAGCGCTGCCATCGCTGACCGCGCTACAACTAATTCCGAATAAGTTAATTATAGCATACGAAAGCGGAGGGGCGCATGATGGGCGAACAGCAAGTTATTTCAGATGAAATTTTTCCACCAATTGACCAGGAGAAAACAATTAAACAGGTGCGGCGGTTCCTGGATAAGAAGTTACCGCAAGCAGTTCGGGCGTCCGGCCATTCGGTCGCTGATCTTAAATCGCCTAGCATGGATGGCATGCCTAAGTCGGCCCCAGCTCGTAATTCGGCCGAGGATCGGATTACACGCCGCCTGTATGCAGAGCAGATTGTCCGACAGACTATTCAGGCCATGGCTCGCTGTGATCATGAGTGCCAGGAGATATTAGATCGGCTATATTTGCAAGGTTACAGTGACACGATGTGCTACATGGACATTGGCTACAGCAAGACTCAGTATTTTGACCGCTGGAAGCCATTGGCAATGCTGCAGTTTGCACAGAGCTATTACCTAGAAGACCTGAATATTTACCAAAACCGAACTCAAACCGGACTTTAACCGAACTTTTTCCGAACTCAAGCCGGACTTCATAGCAATAAATTGGTGGTAAATTAGTAGTATCGATAATTGGTTAGGGTGACAAATAAACGTTTTTCTGATAGCTCTAATTGATTATTATTGTGGCCTTAGCTCAGTTGGTAGAGCACCTGACTGTTAATCAGGTTGTCGCTGGTTCGAGTCCAGCAGGCTACGTTAGACGGGCACAGATGTACAGTTTGTGTTGCCTCCTTGATTAAGTTGATATGATGGCCCGCCTATTAAGCAGATATGATCTAATTGGCAAGATGGCGGTCTCCAAAACCGTCTATGTTGGTTCAAATCCAGCTATCTGTGTAGCCGGCGGATTTATAAGGGGTGATGCGCTCCTCTCTGCCGCCGGCATTAGTCTTCGTGTTTAACGTCGGCCGTTGAATGCGAGTATCGCTGTGGGCTAATTGGTAAGCCACAATGGGATGTAGGTTCGAGTCCTACCAGCGATATTGCTATGTGATACAGCACCCAATGGGAGTTGACCGCATAACGCGTGCTTGTGGCGGAATAGGTAGACGCATAGTCAGACGCGAGTAACGGGTGTTGGTTGACAACCAGTATGTCCACACATCATGTAGGGTGCAAATCCCTGCCAAGCACATAATTGGCGCAATTAATCTGGCCACCAAATTACATGCGGAAACATGTGCGCTGTGGTAATATGATCAAACATGGTTGTAAAAATTATAATCGTTTTTCTGATAACAACTGTGTTTAGGAGCCTGACATTTAGTTGGGCTCTTTTTAGTAAAGTAAATAGTGTGTATTGCAACTCAAACAATACTAAATATAGTATGATATTAAATTGTATTGTTGAATAACGGGATCGCCATCTTATGAGACAACAATACATAAGCCTGGCTGACGTCAGGCTTCTTTAGTACATACGATTAGGAGGCAACGCAATGCAAAAAAGCTTTAATTATCAAGATGGTTTTGGTGAGGAACTAAGCCTGGCAATTAATCCATCAAGTGGTTTCTTATTGGCTACCGATGATGTTGGTGGAGACAGTGTAGCAATGTCAATTAGCTTTGATGAGTTGAGACGGCTAGCTAAGCTGATCGATGACGAGGTGCCTCATGGCAGTAATGATTCATAGTAAATACGGGTATGAGCCACCTGAATGGGTGCAGGCTGACTCCCGGCTAGATAAGTGGTACAAGGATAAGAAGCGTCGTGCAAATAAGCATGGCGCTTTTAGTTTGGATAAAAATAAGGAGGTGCAGCATGGAATTACCTGCAAATGTTCCAAAGAGTGATGAGCTAATTGAGTGCCTGCGAATGGAAAGGGTTATCGATGATTCTCTACATGAAGCAAATAAACGTCGGGCTGCTTATTATGATCAGAAAATTATGGACGAACTTTTGAAATGGTAGATAAGCTAATTCCAATTAACGGAGGTGTGGTGGTATGTAATGACAGAAAAGTATGAGCAGGCTGAACAGGACTATATGGCTGGTATGAAGTACAAGGACATTGCTACTAAGTATGATGTTAGCTTAAATACTGTCAAGTCGTGGAAGGGCCGTTATGGCTGGCAACGTGGCAGTGCTAAAAAGAATGCACCCACTAAGTCAAAAAGGGTGCACACAAAAGCCAAAAAGGGTGCACCTAAAATAATCGATGAACTAGAGGCAAACAGTGAGCTTACAGATAAGCAGAAACTGTTCTGCCTCTTTTATTTACAACGATTTAATGCAACATGGGCATATCAGCGAGTCTATAAATGTAGTTATGAGACGGCAAGAGTTGAAGGTAGTCGCACCCTCGCAAACCCTAACATAAAGAAACAGATCACTGAGCTCAAGAAGCAGCAACGTTCCGAGCTGCTGGTAACGATTGACGATATCGCTCATGAGTACGCTAAGCAAGCGTTTGCTAGCCTTGGTGATGTACTAGATTACAAGGTACACGAAGAATTAGTGACCGACACCGATGGCAATGCGTTCCTTGATACTGATGATAACCCAGTCAAAAAACACGTTGCTGATATCTACTTGAAACCGAGTGATCAGATTGATTGGTCACTGGTGCAGGATATTCATCGCGGTAAGGATGGCTTGGTGGTCAAGTTGTACGATAAGCAAAAGGCATTGGATAGCTTGTCTAAGTTGATTGGTACTGACGATGATAATGTTAATGAGCAACGGATCCGCAAGCTTAAAGCTGACGCGGATATTGCGGAGGCTAAAGCTCACATTATGAATGCCTCAACCGATAGTACTGAATCAAAAGTTTCTGAATATCTGGATAAATTGGATGACGTCCTAGGTGGTGATAGCGATGGCAATTAGTGAGCTATATACGCCGAAACAAATTCAAGTGCTGAAAACCTTGCGGCGGACGGACTGGCGACTACTGATAAACTATGGTGCTGTTCGGTCTGGTAAAACTGTCGTTGATAATGACGCCTTCTTGATGGAACTGCGGCGTGTTCGTCAGGTTGCTGACAAATTAGGGGTCAAGGAACCAATGTACATTTTAGCGGGGTATTCAAGCAAGTCGCTACAAAACAACGTATTACAGGAACTGACGAATAAATATGACATTAACTTTCAATTTGACAAACATAACTCTTTCACACTGTTTGGCGTGAAGATTGTGCAGACGTTTACCGGGTCCATTGCAGGGCTGGGTGCCATTCGTGGGATGACCTCGTTTGGGGCGTATATTAACGAAGCTAGTCTTGCTAATGAAGAGGTATTCAATGAAATCCTTAATCGGTGCTCAGCACAAGGTGCGCGAATTATTTGCGATACGAACCCAGACGTTCCGACTCACTACTTGAAAGCCAGCTATATTGATAACGATGATCCTAAAGCAGGAACCGTTAGTTTCCATTTTACAATCGATGATAATACCTTTTTGCCCCCACAATACGTTGAACATCAAAAAGCGGGTACGCCGTCCGGAATGTTTTACGACCGTGCAATACTCGGTCTATGGGTATCTGGTGAAGGTATGGTGTATAAAGATTTTAATAAGGACGAAATGATTATTCCACGGGCTCAATTGCCAGCAGACTTAACTTACTATGCGGGAGTCGACTGGGGCTATGAACATAAAGGAACGATTGTTGTCATGGCTGATGATCGAGTTGGCAATACTTATTTGATTGAAGAACATACACGTCAGTTTGAAGAGATTGATTACTGGGTAGAGATTGCAAAAGATATTCAGCGTCGCTATGGTCGAAATATTAAATTCTGGGCGGATAGTGCACGTCCCGAACATGTAGCCCGTTTCCAACGTGAAGGGCTCAAGGCGTTCAATGCTAAAAAATCGGTTTTATCAGGAATCGAGTCGGTGGCTAAGTGCATGAAGCAAGGCCACTTTTTTGTTATCAAAGAAGCGATTGATGCCTTCTTAGATGAAATCTACCAGTATGTCTGGGACGAGGCTACGGGCTTACCCGTCAAGCTCAACGATGACGTGATGGACGCGTTACGGTATGCCGTCTATAACACACATGAACGGCTCAAGGCACGGACAATTAAGAAGCCAAAGGGATTAAGAGGATAGAAGGTGAGCGGATGCAGTATGATTTGAACAAGAAGCGCGGGTCCAACGTTGCGATTGACCGTGAATTGGCTGGCAATATTGAAAACCCTAGCTTTGATGTAATTAACTATGCTATCAATCAACAACAGCAACGTATTGACCGTTATAACATGCTGGAACACTACTATGAGGGTAATCAGCATATCTTAAGCCGAAATCTTGAGATGGCGGCTAAGTTGGATCGTGCAGACGAAAAGGTAATGACGAACCACGCCAAATATATTACTGACATGATTACCGGCTTTACAACTGGTAATCCGGTATCCATTTCACCGGCGAACGGTAAGGATATTAAAGCCATTACGGATGCTCAGGACCAAATGGATATTGATTCGCATAATACGGAGATGGAGAAAGATTTAAGCGTGTTTGGGTGTGCCTATGAGCTGCTATACATCAAAAAGGTGTCAGACGCAACTACCGAGTTGGCAATTGAAAAAATTGATCCGCGCGGCTGTGTGCTGGTAACGGATGACACGTTGGATAAAAATCCGCTGTTTGGTATTTACTACGTGGAAAAGAAGGACCTGCTTGGTAATGCTAAGGGTTATTTGATTACTGTCTATACGGCCCACTGGATTATTCAGTATCGAACTAAGACAGGACGAGTGCTATCAGATGCTAATTTGGCAAGCAAACCTAAGGCCATTCAACATTATTTTAATGGTGTCCCACTTATTGAGTATCGTAATAACGAAGAGCGTCAAGGTGATTTTGAGCAAACGATTAGCCTAATCAACGCCTATAACGAATTACAGTCAGACCGTATCACCGATAAAAAGAACTTCGTGGATGCCTTGCTGGTAGTCTATGGCTTTACCCTAGATGAGGGCGAGGACGGTGAAGGAGCTAACTTGAAGGACGGTATTCTAGAAGCGCCTGGTAAAGGCGACCAGGGTGCTAGCGTTGAATGGTTGACTAAGAGCTTTGACGAATCACAGTTACAAGTACTTGTTAAGTCGATTAAGGATGACATTCATCAAACGTCTTACGTCCCTAACATGAACGACGAAAATTTTGCTGGGACGATTAGCGGCGAAGCGATGAAGTACAAACTGTTCGGCTTACTCCAATTGTTGGCGACTAAGCAGCGATACTTAACACGTGGAATTCGCCAGCGTCTACAACTGATGCAGAACATTTTAGCGTTTAAAGGCCAGTCAGTAGATGCCTCCGGAGCGACAATTAATATTGTTCCTGATATTCCAGTCAACATGGCGGATGTCATTAGCAATATCAAGAATGCTGAAGGTGTCATTCCGCAATTGGTATCACTCGGGTGGTTGCCTGGGACAAATGACCCACAAGAGTTAATTAAGATGCTGGATCAGGAAAAGGAGAAAGCACTCAAGCTACAGCAGAAAGCTATGGGCGGCGAGCCTGCCACAGATAACGAGGAGGTAACTGCGGATGATTCTGGCAACGTTTCAATTAAACAAAAAGCAGGTAGTGAGTTATCAGATAACGGGCCACGCGAATAGTGCTATTAAGGGCCATGACCTAGTTTGTGCTGCTGTTTCGGTGCTTGGCCAAGCCATCACTAATGAGCTATCTAACGCCACTGTTAACGAAAATGGTGGCTTGTTTATTGGATTGATTGAGCCCAGTGCTGATAACAAAGTTCTGTGTGAGACCTTATTACACGGACTACAAGATATTTCAGCACAATATCCTCAGAATTTGCAAGTGGTGGTGAAGGGCAATTAACTCAGAATTGAATAAAATCATTAAAACGATTGGTGTATTTGTGATCGTGATAATTAAAATGCTTGGATTAGTTTCGCTTGGATGGAAGCCAATTACAGGCATTTTAATTTTGCTGTATTTGATTTTATAAGCTCGGAGGTGTAGGAGTGGCGGATGACAAACGCAAGTTAAGTTACTGGCAACTGCGAGCCGTTCAGAGCGAACAGAAATCACATGATGCTGCAACCAAACAAGCGACTATCATTGCAAGGGCGTACATGCGTGCTCAGAACTATTTGACTGGTGAGGTATCACAGATATACAAACGATATTTTACGGACGGTAAAGCGACGGAGGCCGAGGCACAACAGATTTTAAACACCAATGTTAGTCCGACTGAGTTAGTAACGTTACAGGCCCTGGCTGATAATGTCAGTGATAAGGAGTCAAAGAAGCAAGTGACTAACTACTTATCACAGATGGCAGCTAAGGGCCGTATTACCAGATTGGAAGAGCTCAAGGCTAAGAGCTACATTGCGGTGAAACAAGCGGCATCTGTTGAGATTGAGAAGTCCACGAACCTTTATACCAAGGTAATTCAAGAAGCACTTGATCAGGCAACTAACGAGAGTATCATAGGTGACTTTGATAAAGATGTCATTCTTCCGGGCGTGAGCGCTGATAGTCAGCCTAAAATGCACACTAGAACTATCTTTGACCCTAAAACGGGTAAAGAGATGGTAACAGTTAAAGTGAACCCAGACGAACCAATAACACGGTTTAAAGAGTTGCCAGGGAAGTACGTTAAGGCTATATTAGATGCGCCGTTTAAAGGCAAGAACTACTCTAAACGGATTTGGCATAACACGGACCAACTAGCCGACCGACTTAGTGAACTATTCACTGCACAGCAAATGAGCGGTATGCGTGAGCGTGACATGGTGCAAGCTTTAGCTAAGGAGTTTGGAGCTAGCAGCTACAATACACGACGATTGATTAGAACAGAAGCCAACTACTTTCATAATCAAACGAAGCTCAATGAATGGAAACGACGCGGGGTTAAAAAGTACCAACTGGTTGCCGTGCTGGATATGCGGACTTCAAAAATCTGTCGTAGTATTGACGGCCGTGTATTTAACGTAGATGAAGCGGAAGTGAATGTTAATTTTCCGCCGTTACATCCATTTTGCCGAACTGTCGCAATCATCTATTTTTCAGATAGCCAGTACATGATGCAACGGACGGCGAATGATCCAATTACTGGTGAAAAACTCAAGCTGAAGCCGGATGCTACTTATCAGGATTGGCGCCAGGCAGTAATCTTAAAGCATGGTCCGCAGGCTTTCGATAGTTTAGATAATCGGGTTGGCAATCGTCGGTATGATACTACCCAGTATGATGAATACAAACGGATTTTAGGTGGAGATAACGTACCCGAAACATTCGAAGATTTTCAAACGATGAAGTATAATGACAGTGATAGTTATCAGAACCTGTTGAAAGTAGCGCGCGAGGTTCGGCGCGAACAATTTGCGTTGAACAATGTACACAATTTTGGTGAAGTGCACGGTGTTCCGTATCAACAGGAAGCCAACTCAGTTTTTGACCGTTATGTCGATGGACAACTAGTTACACGAAGATATTATGGTAAGACAGGAAAGGCCCGGCTGGACATTAATTTTACCGACCATGGTAATGCTAAAATGCACACGATTGTGCCACACGCGCATCCCTGGTTACGCGTTACAAAGAAAAATGGCAAGATTGTTCCCCGGCGTGAAGAACCTGGGCGGAAATTAACGATTGCAGAAAGGATTGTGAATAAAGATGGCGGTAAGACGAGTAAAAGCTGATTCGGATCACTTAGAGTCTTTGGAGCAACTTCGATTTGCGTTAGATGTTCGTATGGAGGTTCAAATCAAAATCAATGATGTTGAGTGGTACATTGGCTTTGACAGTGAGGGCAAACGTATCATTTCTAAAGATAATGGTGATTTTGATTATCACTTCAAAGATACTGACGACGTTGATGAGATTCTTGATTATGTAATTGATGGCAAGAAAATCCGTGACCAATGGCAAGATATCGTTATTGTTGCAATGTAGGGCGTTCAATCATTTTGATTGGGCGTTTTTTAGTACGACGAGGAGAACACGATGAGTAAAGATAATTTGGATTTAATGCGTTACACCGAGATGGCAATGAAGGGCTTGACGTTTGACGCTGACACGGAGCAAGGCTTTAAGCTCATGACGGATGCATTTCTAACATGTTATGAGGAAGCACTTAATAAAGGATATGATCAAGTAACAGCAATACAAACCGCCACGATGATCCTTTCGACAATGTTCCATCAGGATTAGCATGGATGACCTGAGCACGTCTCTAAACTACTCAAACTAAATAGCATGCGTGGGTCTGATAATGACGCCACGGTCAATTTAGCACAATGTGTGGGACTCTCAGAGTAATGCACGGGGTGCTTTTTTTGTGGTCTGAGTTATCGGAAATTCGTGGGCGTGGAGGAATTTAATTATGAAGAAGCTACTTAAACTAAAGATGGATTTACAGATGTTTGCTGACGGTGGTAATGGAACTGGCGGAGATGAAGGTGGCAATCAGACGGCTGATAGTACGCCTAACACAACCGACGCCAATCAAAATAGCAACAATGACGACTCTGACCAAGACAATCAGGCAGATACGCCGTTTAAATCGTTTGCTAGTGAAAAGGACTGGCAATCAAGTGTTGATAAGCTGATTGCTTCGGCAATTAAAACACATGATGAAAAACAGGCTAGTGAAGCCCAGCAGCAAAAAGATTACGACAAGATGACTGACTTGGAAAAGGCTAACTATGATAAAGACCAATTAACCAAGCAACTTGCTGAATCACAGCGCCATGGAACTATTGTTGAAAATAAAGCCAAAGTTACGGCCCGACTGGGTGCAGACGATTTGCCGACAGCGCTGATTGCGGCTTTTGGTGATGATGTTTTAGCAGATGATAAAGGCGTGGAAGCGGCTTACACTGCAATCAGTAAGTCATTTACAGAGAGCTTGCAGCAAGCAATCGATAAGCGAATCGCAAGCAGTGGGACCACATTGCCGGGTGCTAATACATCCGCAAATAAATCTGAAGGTGCAACAGCAGCTGAAAAATTAAATAACTCGCAAAAGCCAGCAAAGTCCAGTTTATGGGCGACAAAATAGGGAGGTACTAGATTATGGCCTATGTATTTGATAAAGGAACAGTAGAACAAAAGAATTTCATGGCATCTGAAAAGTTCGTATCATTCTCACGGCAGGTTGATGACACCAGTTACGCGGTGAAGACGGATGCTTTTGGACATAAAGTTATTCCAGCCGGCACGATTTATCCAACTAATGACGCTAAGGCGGAAGGAGTCACGATTAATGAAGTGGACGTTACACATGGTCCTCAAATGGTTGGCGTGATTGTTGAAGGCTATTTATTTGGCCAACGCTTACCAGTGGCGCCAACAGCTGAGGCTATCACGGCATTAAAGAAGATTACTTTCACTGATACGGACGCCGCCGTATCACAAGCCTAATTAAAGGAGGAGAAAACAAATGGCTCAAATTTCAGATTTATTCACGCAACATGATTTAATCGATTTTTCATTGAATCGGCAGTATCCAGCGATGCAAGGTGATGAACTATTCCCAGCAATCAAAGTCAACTCACTAACTGTTGATATCTTGAAACGTCAAAATCGAATTCCAGTGATTGCATCCTATGCGGCTTTTGATAGTGAAGCCGAAATTGGCAGTCGGTCTGCCTCGGGCGCTGCCATCGAACTGGCTTTGATTAAGCGCAAGATGCAGATTAAAGAAAAAGATTTGTATGCGATGCTCAATCCGCGGACGCCTGCAGAAGCTAGCTACTTGCAACAACATGTTTATAACGACTTTGATGTGCTCAATCAAGGCGTTTTAGCACGAATTGAAAAGACCGCTATGGACGTTTTAGCAACAGGTAAGACTATTTTGCCAGATGAAAGTGGTAAACTTGCTGTCCAACTTGATTATCAAGTTCCGACTGAACATCAGGAAGCTTTGACTGGAGCTGCTACATGGGATAACGGCGACGCGGATATCCTTGGTGATATTACGCGCTGGTGCGATAAGATGGATATTACACCAACCCGGGCGCTAACTAGTCGGAAGATTTATCGATTGATTACGACTAGTACCAAAGTTCTACAAGCCGTGTATGGTAACTCTACTCGGGCACTTGGACAAGCCGACTTTGACACCTTCATGCAGGCACAAGGTTTACCAATTTTTCGGACTTATGATCAAAAATATACCCAAGTCGGAAAAGATGGCAAGATTACCAAGAGTCGTTACTTCCCAGAAAATCGACTTGTCTTAATGAACGATGACCCGATTGGTAATAAAGTGTTTGGACCAACTCCAGAAGAGTTAGCACAATTCAGTGGCCCAGCGCAAATTAACGCTGTGGGTAATGTTTACGATATGATTTATACCGAAACTAATGATCCAATTGGGACTTGGGAAAAAGCCTCAGCAGTTGCGCTTCCAGCGTTTGCCGCGGCGGATGAGGTATTTCAAGCTCAGGTTTTAGCCTAGAGGTGATTGATAATGAAGGTTCGCGTTAAAGATTACCCAATTCGGTATAAAGATACTCGGTATAAAAAAGGTGATGAGCTCAGCATTACGCAAGACGCGTTCAATGATGAGCTTTTTGTTTGTCTTGATAAGCAGAAGGACGAGAAAACTGCCGATAATGCTCAGTTAGAAACAGACGACGAAGGATAGAGGATGATCGTATGGCTAAACCAAGCCCACCAGATAAGGCGGGACAATTGACAAGACTATATACGCGATTAGGTGTTAAGAAAGACACGCCGGATGCTGCGGTGGTTGATGACATCTTTGATGACGCTGTTCAAACGTGCTTGGATTATACCCGGTCTTCACTCTCGACACCGATTCTAATTCAGGCAAAACGGCTTGCCATTATCATGTACAACGAGCAAGGAACAGAAGGCGAAGCATCGCGGTCAGAAGGCGGCGTTTCTCAATCGTTTGAACTGGGACTACCTAACATAATTAAAACCGCGCTAGCACCTTACCGGGTCGCGAAAACGAGGCGATTCTAATGCGCCTTAGACCAACAGATCTGACAACTGTTTATTTACGACAACAACAATCAGGTCACGATGATGAAGGTAATGCCATTACGGCGGGATGGAGCAATCCAATTGCAGTGAGGATGAACATTCAAGCTGCTGGCGGTTCAGTGAATGCGCAAATCTGGGGCAAAGACCTTAAGTACATTAAATCTGGTAAGTATCAAGGTAATCAGATCAATGAAGGTCAACAAGAAAATTGGGGTGTTTGTGTCAATGTTACTAAAGATAGCGAGCCAGATTACGTTATCAATTCGATACAAACATTCAGCACCCATAAAAATATCACTTTAGAGCAACGTAAACGAGGCGAATAGGATGGCTGAAGTTGAATGGCGTGGCAGTGATAAGCTGAAAGCTCAGCTCAAAAAAATGCCCAGTGTGGTTCACGATGCCATCTGGGATGCTACTTTTGATGTTGTTGAGAAAGCAGAGGGCTATGCAGTCAAAGAACTTCAATCCAGCGTTAAGTATGGAAATGGTGAGTTGGCTCGAAGTATTAAATATGAGGTTGTCGATAGTGATGGCAAGATTGTCGGTCGTGTCTGGTCCGATGACCCAGTAGCGCTATTTCGTGAGCTCGGTACTGGACGAGTGGGTGAGGAGTCGCAAAAAGATTTACCCGATGGATTTACACCAGTGTACAGGCAAACGCCTTGGTTCATTCCTGCTGATGACGTTGATACTGACCTGAGTGAACTGTATGGTATGCCTAAAATCGAAATCGACGGACACACATTCTATCGGACAAGCGGTCAACCCGCCCGCCAGTTTTTAACCCCCGCCGTCAAACAAGCCAGTCGTGAGGCACCAGAGATGATTAAGCAGAGTGTGGAGGCCGCACTCCATAACAAATTAGGGGGTAGTTGATGGTAATTATTAATGTGAAGTCAGTAGTGTATCAAGCACTAACGGCTATACCGGAAATTAAACAGGTCTCAACCACGTACCCAGATAATTTAACGGTGTTCCCAATCGCTGTATACAACACGGCACATAAAGCCTATTTTCGTGATGCTAATCAGCAAGAGTTGCAAACGGAATGGACGATCACAATTGACCTCTTCTTAAAAGAAGGTAGCACAACGGCAATCACGAATAAGCTCATGTCATCATTTGGTGATATGGGCTTTTCAAGCGATGTTGGTGATAGCAATTTAGCGGGTGTGAATCGCACTGTATTACGATTTACTGGTGTTGTTGATAACACTAGTCACCGCGTATTTGAAAGTTGAAAGGATGATTGAAATTGAAAAAGAATTTAACAGTATTTGATTTACAACGATTTGCTGCAGACGCTAGTGCCGGGCTTGCCGGAACAGGGACCAAGCTTGAAATGTCAGTGGATGGCACTAAGTTTGATGAAATTGGCGGTATTAAGACCGTTCCTGACATGGGTTCAGACCCAGAAAATATTGATGTGACTGATTTATCAGATACGAAAAAGAAGTCAGTTCCTGGGATTGAAAATACATCAACGTTAGCTTTTACCTTTGTGTACAAGGGCAGCAACTTTGCAACGGCTTTAACGCACAATGGTGACAATAAGCAATATAAATGGAAGGTCACTTATCCTGATGGGATGACAGCTTCTTTCACTGGCTCATATACCGTCAAAATGGGTAACGTTGCTGTCAACGGAGCACTTGAATACACGATTTCGATTATCGTATCGGACGGACCGGACTTTGCAACGGCCAGTAGTAGCGCCGGAGCTTAGAACCGTCACATTTTATCCAGATAATAATTAACTTGAGTAAGAGACGAGTAGGCCAGCAGGCTGATATGAGACGAATAATAAAAATGGAGGAACTACGTTATGACAGTAAAGAAAGCAACTAAGAAGTTTGAAATGGGTGGATTACAACTTGAATTAAAGTTAACAGGCCGTGATATTTTGAATATTGAAAAACGCTTGGGTAAATCTATGATGTCGCTCTTTATGAGTGCGGATGGCGGAATGAAATTGCCACCATTGAATGAAATGCTTATCGTATTGCAAGGTTCGAACCAAACTCACGGCGTTACTGATAACGACATTTTTGCTGCCTTTGAAAAATATTTTGATGAAGGTCATGCCCCAATGGATTTATTTACAGTGCTAACAGACTTATTCCAGGAATCTGGTTTTTTCGGCAAGACAGCTTCGGCTTCGAAGACGAATACGGAATCGGAAGTCACTCTGGACAACGAACCAACGACCGAGACGACACTTTAAGCAATAATTACCAGACTGTTTCTGAGTTGCTAAGTGCTATTTACCCATTGGCCGTGCAATCTGGGATTGATTCTGACCACTTTTGGGAACTTGATTTTGGTGAACTCATGGTTCAAGTAATCGCAAATAATCGTAACCGTATAGATGATATGCGAATGAGAGCGGTAATGGATCACAAGCAAGCTGAGATGATGGCATTTGCTTTGAACGACCCTAGCAAAATGCCATCGGCTGAAGAGGCTTATCCATTTATCAAAACAGCGACTAGTACATCGTCGGATTCTGTTCCTGAATGGAAACGGGACCAGTTGCTTCTAATGCAGCAATCGCAAAAGATTAAGACAGCCCGAAAATTCAAAAAAACTACATAGGAAGGGGGAAACAACGTGGAACTTGAAGAAATTGAACTGCTATTCAAAGTGAACACTGAACAAATGGAACAACAATTTGCCAAGGTTCAACCGATGATTGATAAATTGATGGGGAAGACCGCTGATAGTGCGAAGTCCGGTATGGACAAGACCGAGCAGTCGATGGATGTTTCTAAAGGTGTTCAAAAGTTGCAAGACCAGTTGTCCGGTTTGAACGAGACTATCAAAACTGCATTCGAACGAATGAGTAGCTCGACATCTACCGGGGCTAGCAAGGTCAACCAGAATGCTGGCAAGATGTTTACCGGTAGCCGGGTTAAGGTAAAACAGGACTTACAGGCCATGCTGAGTGATATCAATGCAAAGATGGATCAGGCCCGAGCTGCTCAAGCCAAGATGCGTGACTTAATGAATCAAAAAACGTCCTTGAATACCGCTCAACAGAATGGGACGCAAGGAATTAAAATTGATAATCAGGTTGCGTCCGCTCAAGCTCAGATGACGCGTTATCAAAACCAATCTAAAGCTCTAGCCCAATCAATGCGACAAGAATTTAAAGCGGTGCCGGACTCACTGCGGCAGATTTCTAAAGCTATGGATCAAAACGAAGTTAAAATTGAAACCTATCGGCGTCAGTTAAAGGCGTTGCAGGGCTCCTATCGTGATGTTCAGGATTCTATGAAGACGATGGGTGCCAGCGACCGGCTGACCAAGCAAAGCACGGCACTTGAAAAGAGCATCATGAGCACACGCGATAAGATGAACAAGCTCATTAATTCCAATGATAGTCTGAACAAGAGCTATGCTTATGTTTCTGATCGTGGTGACGAACTTAAATCTGTAATTGGTAAGCTCAATACTGAGATGGGTGAATCCGGGACGGCTGCTACACGAGCGGCAGGTTCGTATAATCGTTTCGGCAGTGCGGCAAGTAGCGCAATGAATAAAGGATCAGGTTCCGGTAAGGGGCCTTCTAATTGGTTCAGTCGCATTAGCAACGGTATTCAAAGTGCAACAAGTCGGATACGCAATTTTGGAAATAGTAGTAGTTCTTCAATGAACAAAGCCTCTTCTAGTGCTAGACGGACCAGTGGGGCCCTGGGCGGCATTGCCCAGCAGTTGAAGTACCTCCCATCACAATTAATCGTATTTGGGTTGCTGTACCAAGGCTTGACGCAACTTGCTACTGGGATGATGACAGCATTTAAGACGAACGCGCAGTTTGCAAGTAGTCTGAATCAAATCAAGGTCAATTTACTGACAGCATTCTATCCGATTTATAACTTTGTTCTTCCGGCCGTGAATGCGTTAATGTCATCATTATCTAAAGCCACATCATGGTTGGCACAGTTCACGTCAGCACTAACGGGTATGAGTTACTCCAAAGCTCGACAAGGTGCGCAGGGCCTTTATGAGCAGTCTAAGGCACTGAATGACACGGCCTCAGCTTCTAGTAAAGCTTCTGCTTCTGTTAAGAAGGCTAACGAAGAGATTCGAAAACAAAACGCTGCCCAGGCAAAGTCGGTTCGTGAGGCTAATGCACAAATACGCGCTCAAAATCAAGCTCAAGCAGCCTCAGTTCGTGAAGCAAATCGACAAATTGCGGAGTCTAATAAGCAAGGTGCAGCCAAAGTTCGTGCTGCTAATGCAGCAATTGAGGCTGCAAATAAACGGTCCCAGGCCTCAATGGAAGCAACCAAGAAAAAGAATAAAGAGCTCATGCAATCTTTGATGGGCTTTGATGAACTGAATGTTCTTGATAAGAGCAATGATGATGAAGACTACTCTTATGATAAAAAGCCAAAGGAGACTTTTACTCCGCAGGAAACACAAACGGCACCAGATTCAACGCCAACACAAAACGCACCGGAAAGTACGCCACTGCAATCGACGGATGGTACTGATGCTGGAGCTGGTGATGATGGTGTCAATTTCGGCGTACCATTAGGTCAGCCATTCAACAGCGCAACTGATGCAGCTAAAAAACTGCAAAAAATTTTAGGTGAGCTGTTCGACCCAATGAAGGCAGCTTGGGACGCCAAGGGTAACTCAGTAGTGGATGCTGCTAAGTATGCTTGGAAAGAGGTTGAACGAGCGCTCAGCGATGTTGGACGATCGTTTATGCATGTATGGGACAACGGTACTGGTCAGAAGACAGTAGAAGCTATCTTACAGCTGTTAGCAGACATGCTTAACATTATTGGTGATATTGCCAAAGCGTTCTCACAAGCATGGGAAGGTGGCGGCGGTCGTGGTACTAAGCTAGTCCAAACTATTTTCAATTCGCTGAATAATGTATTGAAACTGATCCACGATATTGCCACTTCATTCCGTAGTGCATGGAATGGCGGCAATCTGGGCGAACGGATTTTTGCCAATCTCATTACGTTGGTGACAAATTTAGTCGGGCTGATTGGTGATATCGCTAAGGCGTTTGATAATGCATGGAATCATGGCAACACTGGTACCAAGCTTATTCAATCAATTTTAAATGCATTGAACGCTGTAGTAAAAGTGCTTAATAATATTGCAGTAGCATTTCGTAATGCTTGGAATAGTGGTGCGGGTGAGAAAATTGCATCAAATCTCTACAAGATATTCACAAACATCTTTAATACTGTTAGTGCACTTGGCGGCCAATTTGACAAGGCTTGGCAACATGGCGGCGTTGGTACATCTATTTTTAAAACGCTGCTCGGTATGGTTAATGACATTTTGGGTGCGTTAAACGACATGACAGGAGCAACCGTTAAGTGGGCTTCTAAGCTTAATTTCACACCCTTACTACAATCGATTGATGGATTGCTAAAAGCGATTAGACCAGTAGTCAAAGATGTATGGGACGGCCTGGATTGGGGATATCAAAATATCCTGTTACCATTGGCCAAATACACGATTACTAATTTAATCCCAACTTTCTTCGATGCATTAGCTGCGGCGCTTAAGTTGCTTCACCGCATTATTCAAGCTTCACAGCCAGCCTTTAAATGGATATGGGATTCGTTCCTTGAGCCATTAGCAAAGTGGACTGGTGGAGTTATCGTTGGCATGCTTAAGAAGTTAGCAGATGCATTAGGTGGGATTTCCAGTTGGGTAGATAAACACCATACGGCCGTTGAAGCAATGGCGAAAGTCTTAGTAACTATGTTTGCATTTAAAGTAACAATGACGGGGCTAAGTAATGGAATAGGACTACTTGGAAAATTAGCTGACAAAGCGGCTACTATTGGTGGTAAAGGGCATGTTCTCAGAGACTTTTTTAAAGGGATTACTGGAATTGATAAGCTAGAAGAAGCTGTTGGCAACGTGAAGACATTATGGTCGCTTGCAAAAATGAAGTGGTCAGATTATGCTACTGCATTAGCAGATGGTTGGAAGGCGCTCAAGAGTTGGTCTGCGTGGTCTAAACTGGCTGCTGTTGGTCAAGCTGCATTGAATGTAGTTATGGACGCGAATCCAGTAGCATTAGTGGTATTGGCTATCGCTGCATTAGTTGCTGGATTCGTCGCGCTATACAAACATAATAAGAAATTTAGAGATTTTTGTAATTCTGTTTGGAAGAATATAACCAAATGGTTTGGTGATTCAATCGATTGGATTTCTAAAAATTGGACTAAAATAATTGGTTTTATTATTAATCCGGTTGGCACGATTGCTTCCTGGTTCCTTAAAGATACAAAAACAGGTAAGAATATTCTTAAATGGGCATCGAAATTACCGGGTAAAGCCTCCGATTGGGCTAAGAGTGTTGGTAAAAAAGTTGGAACTCATATAACAAATGCCAAGAAGGATTTTCAACAAGCAGGAAAGAACATTGGTAATTGGACTACTGGCTTTGTTGGCGGCGCTAAAAGAACCGTTAATACTTGGGCGTCGAATATTGGCAGCGGTGTTCATAAGAAAGTTTCTGATGGTAAAAAGGCCGCTCAAGAAGCGGGTAAAAAGATTGGTAACTGGACGTCTGAGTTTACGAGCAAATCTAAAGGTGCAATCGTCGGTATTCGAAAATGGGCATCAAATATCGGTAGTAATGTTAATACTAAAGTCGAAGATGGCAAACGATTAGCCAAGAATGCGGGTAGTAAGTTAGGTTCATGGGTTAATAACTTTAGAACTGGCGCAAGTAAGACTGTCTCTAGTTGGGCTGGAAGTTTAGGCTCGAAGACTAGTTCTGGAATGGGGAGTTCTAGGACGGCTGCGTTAAGAGCCGGTACTCAGTTAGGTAATTGGGTTGCCTCGTTTAGAACTGGCACGGGTAAAACAATTGCAAAATGGGCCGGTGGTTTAGGCGGTAAAATTGGTGGCGGTCTTTCATCTGGTTGGAAGTCTGTAAAAAAGGGTTCTGCGGATGTTGCTAATGCAATTATTGGTACGATTGGAAAAGCCGTTAATGGCGTTATCGATGGCATTAAATGGATTCTCAATCACGTAGGTGCCTCCAGCAAAGCAAAGTCATTGAGCCACTGGAGTGTTCCTTCATTTGCAACTGGTGGTCGCCATAAAGGTGGTCCAGCAATCGTTAATGATCAGGTTGGTGATAAGTATCGTGAAGCATACAAGTTACCAAATGGACGAACAGGTCTTTTCCCAGCCGTTCGCAATATGATGGTCAATCTTCCGAGAGGTACTCAAATTCTCAATGCGGCACAAACGGCTCGTAAAGTAACAGCAATGGTGCCACACTATGCCGGTGGTATTGGAGACTTTGATTTTGACTTTTCAAGTATTGGTAACTTCAATTTGCCAAGTTTCAACTTTAGCATGCCGAATTTTGGTGATTTGTTCAGTGGTATAGGGGACAGTGTAGGCAGTTTTGCCGATGGTGTGAAAGATACGGCAAGTGATATCTGGGACGATGTCACGCACCCTGAAAAAGTATTGAAAGCTGCTATGAACAAGTTTGTTAAATTTACCGGCTTAGGTGGCTATCCGCTAGATGTTGCTAAAAGTATGGTGGATTTTAGTGTTGATAGTGCTAAAAGTTGGGTCGGTAAGATTCTCAAAGAATACGGCGAGAGCGAAGGACCAAATGGTGGTGCAATCACTCATTCAATGATTAGTCGCGCACTTGAGATGACTAAAGTTCCTAAATCGCGGTGGTCAAAGATGCAACACGATATCATTGAAGTGGCTAAGTCAGAGACCGGGAATCGAAATATTATGCAGACAATTACTGATGTGAACTCGCTAGCTGGTAATCCTGCAGGTGGACCACTACAGTATGTCAAGTCAACCTTTGATGCATTTGCTTTTCCTGGACATCATAATTTCAGATCATCATTTGACCAAGTATTGGCTTATCTGAATAACTCAGACTATTACAATGCTGCCGGTCATACAGTCATTTGGGGCACGCCTAAATTTGATTGGTTGCACAGTGGACCGATTGGGCACCGCCGTTTTGCTAACGGTGGTCTTGTTGATACTCATCAAATGATCGAAGTGGCTGAACGGAATAAGCCGGAAATGGTTTTACCTTTAACTAACATTCCACGGTCAATGCAATTGATTAAGCAGGCACTAAGCTTCATGGGACAAACGTTCAGTGATGGATTACAAATGCCCGCAGCTTTAACTCAGTCGATGGATATGAGCAGTCTGGCTAGTCAGCCAAGTAATACAAGTACACAGAGTATGAATAGTGGTGGCATTAACGAGCTTGGAACAAGCATCGTTAACGCGATTGTACAGGGCTTACAAATGACAAACGTTGGCGGCAGCATGAACAATCAACCGATCAATGTGAACTTGACGTTGCAAGTTGGTGATGAGAAGTTCGGTAATGCTGCTATTAAAGGCATTAACGCGGTAAATCAGAAGAATGGTAAAAACATGTTGAGACTATAGGAGATGATTACGATTGACATATTCACTGAAGATTGGTGGGACAGTGGTTAAAGCACCACAGTCCCTAGAAGTTGCAATTCAAGATATCGATGCCAAAGCATCGCGTGACGCGAATGGACTTTTGCATCGAGACCGTGTCGCAATCAAACGCAAGTTAACAGTAAAATGGGGGCCGCTAACACTGGCCGAGAATAGCACAATACTAAAAGCTGTCTCTGGACAGTTTTTTTCTTGCAGTTATTTAGACCCACAAGAAGGTGCAGTAGTGACCAAGACATTTTATGTTGGTGATCGGACTGCACCGATTTATACACTTAATCCAGTGACATCAGATTATATTTGGCAGAATGTTTCAATGGATTTCATTGAACAGTAGGCGGGTGAAAATTAATGATTAAGCAATCTGATTTAGCCCTCGCTGCATGGAAGGCAACTGAACGGACGTTGGATGCAGTTGTCACAATTAACAAGATTGACTATAAAACGACAGATATTGCATCCATTTCATATGACGCAGGTGGCTATACTGGAGATACGTTTGGTATTGGCTCGAATTATGAAAACAGCGTGACAATTAAGTTTTCGCACTTAATTGAAGGACTTAAACCCGGCATGACGGTATGGCCTAAGATTGGTATAAAAACATCTAATGGCTATGAGTATAGCTCGCTTGGTCTTTTTATCGTATCAGATGACATTCAAATGGACCGAAACAACGATGAGACAACAATTAAGGCATATGACCAGATGTGTCTACTGGAGGGTACCTACACTTCTAAGTTAACTTACCCTGCTAAAATGACCAGTGTGATTGCAGAAATTGCAAATTTGGCTGGCGTGTTACTCAATACAACTGACATTAGTCGTTTGCCTGTACAAGTTAACTTACCGAGTGCTATTACCGGTCAAACGTATCGAAATGCAATTGGCATGCTTGCTCAATTTTATGCTGGATTTGCAACGTTTGATAGGGACGGCAAATTAACAATTCGCACGATTACAGAGCCAGATTATACATTAGATCCGAGCCAATATGAACAAGGTGGCTTAACAAAAAATGAAGCACCATACAAAATTGGCGGTATTCAGTGTGAGGTCACAACGACTACTACGGATTCAACAGGTCAGAGTACCGAAACTACAAACACGCTTCAAGTAGGGGCAACGTCAGGATCACAGATTAAACTCACCAACAATTTGATGACAATGGATCGTTTAGCATCAATATGGCAACAGTTACAAAGCTTGACCTTCTACCCTTTCAGTTTGAATTGGTTTGGCAATCCTGCAATAGAAGCTGGCGATTGGCTAACACTACAGGATACTAAAGGAAACAAGTTCAACGTGCCTAATAATGGTTATACTATGACGTTTGATGGCAGTTTGTCTGCTGTTTCTAAAGCAGATCAGACCTCAACCTCTAGTAGTAGCTATGCTTGGCGAGGCGAGCTATCACAATATGTTGCTGACTTAGGTGGACGGCAAGGTGCTTCGGGTAACTATATCTATGGTACAGATACAACTGAACCGCCATACGGAGCTAAATTTAACGATATCTGGTACAAGCAGAACGGTAATAAAGTTGAATTGTGGACTTACGAGCGTCAGGCAGATGGAACTGGTAAATGGGTACTTACTGTGTCGGACGCTACTGGGGAAGAAGTGAAAGCAAAAGTTGACCAAGTGGAACTGGAAGCTAAGGCTAGTACAGATGCAGCTAAAGCGGCCAGTGATAAAGCTGACCAGCTTGCGGCCAAGTACGATGATACAAATGTATTAGCTAATCAAGCACTAGACAAAGCTGTAAGTGCTCAAAGTGACGCTAGTGCTGCAGTTGCCACAGCAAACTCTACAGCCTCGGAATTCGGAAAAGTTGACCAAAAGGCAGATAGTGCCTTAGCTAGTGCACTTGGTGCCCAAAGTGACGCTAGTGCTGCAGTTAAACAGGCTTCTTCTGCTGCCGCTGACTCTAAAGATGCTAAGCAAATTGCTGGAGCAGTTAGTCAGAGTTATAAAACTTTAACTGATGGTTCAACTATGACCATTGCTGAGTTACAGAATGGCCTAGCTGCCAAACTGACTAAGACTGATCTCAACGGATATGCCACCCAGACCTGGACTCAAAATCAGATTAAAATGACTGCTGATGGAATTAACGGAACCATGTCCAGTATCAAGAGTACTGTCGATGCTCAGACAACCAGTATCAATGACCTCAAGGCTGACTCAAGTTCTTTTAAGAGTCAGTTTACAACAGTTAACAATACTCTCGGTAAGCAGACTACTGACATTGGTACCTTGCAAGCCACGTCAAAAGAACTGACTACCGGATTCAATACGTTAACAACGGATAATACAACTAATAAGAACAACATTAGTCAACTTCAGCAGACTGCCACAGAACTGAATAGCACGATGACGACGGTTCAAACACAGGTTCAAAACAGTGCTGTGGGGACAAACTTGTATACCGATACCAAGAATTTTGACAACCCAGCATCATGGTACGCAGCCAGTTTGTGGACAAAAATCACGGATACCTATAATGGACTAGCTGTAATGCAGACAACAGAAGATTGGAATGGGGTAAGCCAATATATCCAAGTTAAAAAAGGTGATGTTTTAACTTATAGTGTATATGCAAAATATATAAGTGGTACTGGAACAAGCAGCATCTACTGGCCACTCAACAATCCAACTGAAGGTAGTTATAGCTCTGCTGCAACAGATATAGGCCATAACACAGTAACTATAACAGATTCATGGCAGAGAGTTTCAGGAACAACAGTTGTCACTAGTGATGGTTATTTACGTCCTCGGATTGAACGAACTAATGGAAATACCAACACTCTGCAGATTGCCGGAATCAAGGTAGAAAAAGGCAGTCTATCTACTGATTGGTGCCCTAATCCAGCTGATAATGCTACAGTTACTGCTTTATCCAAGCTTTCTCAAACTGTTGACGGTATGAAAGCTGATATTTCCAAGAAGATTGAGAAGAAAGACCTTAACGGTTACGCTACTGAAACTTGGGCGCAAAATCAGATTAATATTAGTGCTAATGGGATTAATGGCACGATATCCAGTGTCAAGAGTACGGTTGATGGCCATACAACCAGTATCAATAACCTCCAAGCTGATTCAAATGGGTTTAAAGCTCAATTTACGACAGTCAATAACACTATCGGTAAGCACACTACCGATATTGGTACGCTCCAGGCATCCACTAAGTCTTTGTCTGCTAGCTTTGATTCTCTGAGCACCGACAATAACACTAATAAGCATGATATTAGTCAATTGCAAGCGAGTGCTACAGCATTTAATAGCACTTTGTTGACTGTTCAGCAACAGGTGATAGATAGTGCTGTGGGAACTAACCTGTTATTGAAAACCTATAACCCATTCATTATGACGGGTAATGGTGGGGTTAACCAGGCGACACTAATGTACGCACTAAGCAGAAGACTCGAAAAAGGAACGACAGTAACTCTAAGTTTTGATGCCATTTCTACGGCTTCTGCGAACTTTACAATCCAAAATAGTGCTAGCGGAGACGGTGGGACTTGGATGGGCTACCTTAATAATGCGGCCGTTGGTACCACAAAGAAGCATTATGTAGCAACAATCAAGTTAGATGGCTATTCACAGCAAGGTGCTTATCTCCGCTTAGATAATGTGCCTTCGACAGCTACTATTACATTCTCCAATATGAAATTAGAGCTAGGTTCAAATGCTACGGACTATTCCACCAATCCATTGGACAACGCAACAGTTGATGCAGTTTCAAGTATCTCTCAAACTATTAACAGCATCCAAACGACTGTTAGTGGAAAAGTTGATGGCAGTACCTATCAGTCCAAGGTAGATCAATTAAGTAACCAGATAACTTCTGTTGTAGGGCAGGTCAATACCTTTGGTTCAAGAAATATTGTGACTAACTCACAGTTCCAATACGACTATCTAAGCGGACCATCTTGGACTACAACTGGTGCGACTACTGATATGTGGTACAAATCAGATTTTGCTTGGTCATGGGTTAATGGGTATCAAGGTATTTGCTTCAATCAACCAACGACGACTGACAATAGTGTCTGGTATGCTTTGCACTCTAGAAGAATTGTTATTGGACAAGATATCTCGACTCCTTGGTCGGCTAGTGCTTATGTGAATATCGATACCGTTGGCCTCGCTGCGGTAATTACTATTGAATTTTACGACACTAAGGGTAATCGTATTGGGCTTAAGGAAACGTATAAAACCAGCCGTGGAATGGAACTAATTAAAGTTGAAAATGCTGTTCCTCCGGCTGGAACTGAAACAGTTTGCCTTGCATTCCAAGTTCATGGTGGTGGCCATGTTGCTATGATATGCCCAATGCTCAACCAAGGAACCACTGCTGCTACCTATGTTCCTGATGTTACAACTGGCGAAGACCTTCAGCATGCATATTCTGCTATCAATCAAACTAATGACCGGATCAATCTTCGTGTTGAAAAGGCCGGGGTTATTAACGCAATTAATATCTCGACTGAAGGAATCCAGATATACGGTAACAAGCTGCATATTACGGCTACTACCTATATTGATGATGCAGTAATTAAGAATTCCATGATTGAGAACCTAAGTGCCGATAAAATCACTGCAGGTACTATTAATGCTGCGCATATCAATGTAATCAATTTGAATGCGAACAACATAACAACCGGTACGATTAAAGGTAGTAACTTATCGATTAATCTGAACACGGGTAATGTTGAGTTCCAGGCAGGACGTATCCATTCATCTGATAATGCGATTGATATCAACATCAATAACAAGTATATCTCAGTCGCTGACAGGGATAATCGTGTGTTTATATCTGGTGGGGAAATCCAAATGATCCAGCCGACATTATTCTCAAGTCAATCTACGCCGTATGTTCGTATCAGTAATGCTCAGGCGGGAGCATCTTGGGGTGGTGCAACTTTCTGGGGACGTGACTATTTTGTGGTCACTAACGGAGCTAACGATGGAAATATCTTTACTTCGCCAATGGGAGAAGAAAAGTTCGCAGGTATTTCTGGAGGACACTCGACCTCAGGATGGCAAGTAACTAAGATTGGTGGCGCCGAACGGGGTGTGCTTATATCTGGTGGTCGCGTATTCACTGATGGCATAAGACTATCACCGTATATAAGAGTTGGTGATCCTGGTCACGCAGGCACCGGTTTGCATGGTTCTAACATTAGTATGCAGGCTAGTTATATTTATCTAAAGAGTACCCATACAACATCTCATGGTGCAAACGCATATCTGGCACCAGACGGTGCATTAGTTCCGTCAACCTCCGCCGCTAAATACAAAACAGACATCGTTCGATCGTTTGAAACTGAAATGGGGGACAAACTCCTAGAAGTTCCAGTTGCGCATTGGAAAGACAAAGAAGAAGTATTAGCCAAAACTCGTGATTCTAATGCTAAAGATCCAGAAACTTATTTCGGAATGATTGCTGATGATCTGGATGATGCTGGTCTGAATGAACTTGTTGAGTACGATGATAAAGGGGAGGTCAATGGTATTCAGTATGACCGGGTAGCATTGGCTCTTATTCCATTAATTCGTAACTATCGAGATCGCATAACTGTATTGGAAAACAAAATCAAACAAACGAAAGAGGTATAGTCAATTATGACAGCAAGAAAAGAAGTATTAACATTCAAAAATGGGCAACTAGTATCAATTGGAAACACTATGGCAGAGTTTAAGCTTAAAGGTCGAGCTTCTCTCGGGCGGACATGGTTAATTAATCGACTTGAGGACCTGAACAAGCAGTTTAATGCTGACCAATTAGCAACGCAAAAGAACTTTTTTAAAACCGATGAAGATGGGGAATTTGTCTATAAGGAAGACAAAAAGACGCTTATTCTTAAAGATGGATATACTATGGAAGAAGCTCAAAAAGAGTTTGACCAATTAGTAGAAGAACCAGTAAGTATTGAAATTAGCTCATATTCTGCACGAATGAAAGCTTTATTTAATGCACTTGAGGATTACCCGTATGAGCTGGAAGGGCAAACAGCTTTAGTATACGCATTAGTATTTGAACAGTTTGATAAAGCATATGGAAAAGGGGAATAAAAATGGAACTATTAAACACTAGCATCTCTTATAATATCGATGGAACTGGAAATACGAGTTCTGTAATTGCAGGTCTTCGTGGCGAAGTAGAAGGTCGAGTAACTATTACGGCAAATGTCACTATTTATCCGACAGACTTAGCTAAAGATGAAACTTTCGATGATCTAACAAAAAAAGAATTATCCAAACGTGCGATGAATAAGATTCCATCAATAATTGACTCTCTAATTGCAGTTAATGGTGGGTGGAGTTTTACTGCTGGCAGGATTTCATCTGTATCCACTCAATTTAATCAGTCTGAAACTGGCACATATGTGAATGCGAATGTTACTGCCACTGAATCAGATTTTTCAGATAAGAAGTTAGACGATGTTACAATGTCGGAGGCGCAGAGCGTGCTGCAATCCATTCTTAAGAATGAATTGCCAACATCATAAATATTAAGTGAAAGATGAACTTTGAAGAGATGGTGAATTGAAAATTAATAAGTTAAAACGACTAGGCCAGTGTATTTTAGGATGCTTTTGACCGTTCAATCAGGAATGACAAATAGGAGGTAGACAATTGAATAAACGTAAATTAAAGGCACTCATCTTAATGATGGGCGCCATTTTTATGGCCTTTTTAATGATCAACGTTACCAGTCAGGCTGCTCGTATGGATATGGTCGATGTGTCTAATAACAACGGCTACATGTCAACGACAGAGTATGTTTCGATGCGTAATGAATTTGGTGTTAAGGCCCTTACCGTAAAGATTAGTGAAGGTACAACCTTCAAAGATGGCTATGCTGCTAGCAATATCGCTAATGGTCAAGCAGCTGGCTTATACGTCAACGGCTATCACTTTGCCCATTATAAAACTAAGGCTCAAGCAATTGCCGAAGCTGACTTTGCTGGTCAGGCAGCCAAAGCGGCCAGACTACCAGTGGGCGCAGTATTGGCAACGGACGTAGAATCGGCTGAGGAACAAGGAATCTTGTCACAAGCGGCCAACGACCGCAACAATGCTGCCTTCATGAAAGAGATTCAGAAGTTTGGTTATCGGGCCGACATTTATACGTCTGGATCATGGGCTAACAACAAGATGACCATCAAGGGCAAAACAGGTTGGGTTGCTGGTTACCCCTATGTCATGTCTGGTCAGAAGTGGTATACGAATAACAATGCCTGGCAATGGTCCGGGGCAGCTCGTTTCCGGATTAGCTACGGTGGCTTTGACGTCAGTCAACTTTATACTGATTACTACACAGCTGGTCAGAAATCAACTGTCAAGCCAACCGATCCAGATGCCGTTAATGATAACAACCAGGAGGCCAACAAAAACACTTCCAAGCCATCTAATTCGGTCAAGTGGGTCAAGGAGTCAAAAAACTATACGCTCAAGACGGCGGTTAAGCTGCGCACTGGCACGTCAACGGCATCAAGTGTGATTGCTATCTTGCCAGCTGGGACTACGGTCAAAACTGACCAAGCTATCATTCAGAATGGTTATCGCTGGGTACGTCAGCCACGATTTAATGGTTATGGTTATCTAGCAACCGGCCCGGCAAGCAATACGCTGGAATACGTAAAGAGTGGTGCAACTCATACGTATTACACAGTCAAGTCTGGCGACAGCTGGTGGTCAATCGCTCAGCGCAACGGCCTAAGTATAACTACATTAGCTAGTCAGAACGGCAAGACGATTTACACCACTATCTATCCTGGTCAGCGATTGGTGGTGC